GTGGTTCAGGAATAAGGGAAGCACTTGATTTGTTTTTCCAGTTCCGCAGCTTCGGGCTGACTTATGTAATGAAGATGTTTCCGCGTTATCAGCAGATGGGTAAAGGTTTCACGATGGCAAACATGGTCGCCATGACGATGCTAGGCTACACTGCACTTAGCATTAAAGATATCATACAAGGCAAAAAACCGCGCCCTGTTGATCCTAGCGATCCCGCATTTCTAAAAACCGCAGCAGCAGCGCTAGTATATTCTGGCACTGGCGGAATCTTCGCAGACTTCATCCTAAACGATTTTGGTAAATACGGACAAAGCTTCGCATCCGTTGCAGGCGGTAAAACAGTATCCATTGCTGACGACCTTTTTTCTTTTGGCTCAAAGCTGATGAAGGGTGATGATGCTGCTAGCCAAGGCTTTAATACGCTATTGCGAAACACACCTTATGCAAATCTTTTTTGGGCTAGGACTGCGCTTAACTATTCTTTTCTGTATAATATTCAGGAGGCGTTTAATCCAGGCTACTTGCGGCGCATGGAAAACAGGATTCGGCGCGATCAAGGCCAGGAGTTTATAAGGGAGCCAATCAACATGCGACCTACAACCAGCCCGATTCGCAGAGCCACTTGGCCTGCTTTTCAACCGATTCAGGATGTAATGCGATGACAGTATCAGCAACAACCGAAACACGGAAGCAGTACACAGGGAATGCTAGCTATACAACTAGCACTGACTTTACTGCTGCTTTTAAATATCTTGATACTTCCGAAATCAAGGTAGTTCACACTAATACCAGTTCAGGCAGTCACACTTCTTATACTGAAGGCACGCACTACAGCATTCAGTCAGGTGCGGCATCTGACAGTGTAACGATTCGCTTTCTTACGAGTTACGTTCCTACTGCTACGACTGAATACGTTACTATTTCTCGGAATACTGCGTTCAGTCAGCTTACCGACTACACCGAAGGATCAAGCCTTGATGCTGAAACGCTTGAAAACAACTTCGATAAAGCGATTATGCTGATCCAAATGTTGAATAACAACCTAACGGATCTGAATTTATCCTTTACATCTACCAACGATTTTAATACCACTGCCACTGCTGCGAGTGAAATCAGTATTAGTAAAGCTAATCGAGCTTCAAAGTATTTAGGTTTCGATATAAATGGAGATATTACAGCTAGCACAACAACATCAGGCGTTTCAGTTACCGAAACTTCATCTGCTGTTGGTGATGTTTTAACTTATGATGGCTCGAAATGGGTCAATTCAAAAGTGCTGGCGCGTTTAAGTCAGATCAATGATTCCAATGGAAATGAAGCGCTTAAAATTGGGACAACAAGTTCAGCAGTTAATGAAATAACGTGTACTAATGCTGCAACGAATAATGGTCCAGCTTTATCTGCTACAGGAGGGGATGCAAATGTGGATATTAATATTACTCCTAAAGGAACAGGCCAGTTAAACGTAGATGGGAAAATACGATCAATCAATGGGCAATCATTTGCTCAAACAAGTCTAATGTCGAATCTAATATTGGGGTTATAGCTATGGCAGTACCATCAGGATCAGGAACAGAAACGCTTCACTCTGCAATTTTTGAAGATGTTGACGGAACTCAAACACTAATTTTAGGTGTCCAGCACCATATTTATATAGTCACCAGTATTGTCATTCATTGTAATGCACTCAATTCAGGATCTGATTTTTTCTATCTTAAAATGGTAGGATACGATTCTCATGAGGGAACTTCTGCACAGACAATGACTGTTTTAAAACAAAACATCAGTGTAGGAGAAACATTTGTTTGGAATGATCGCTTCGCCTTTAATGGGTCTGAACCAACTGATTTTTCATCAGGAGGGCTAACCGTCGCAGCAGATCAAACTGCATTGGCTGCACAAGGATCTTCAACAGTTCAGTATATGCAAGCCGATGTTACACATGCCGGAGATGATTTCGATGTTTTAGTTACTTATATAGATCAAGATTGGAGCTAAATGTCTGGAATAATTGGAAAAACAAAAACAAGAGGGTCAGGGGTTATCGCTACAGATAGTTATATTCAAAGTGATATTACTGCCACAGGCACAGTAGCTTCTGGAACGTGGCAAGGAACTGCGGTAGCAGACGAATATGGCGGGACAGGACAAAGTTCTTACGCTCAAGGAGATATCCTTTATGCCTCCAGTGCTAATGTTTTAGCCAAATTAACGAAAGGTAGCGACAATCATGTCCTTACCATGGATGGAAATGTTCCCAATTGGGAATCTGCTTCATCACCTACGTTGAATGGAAAAACTTTGGTTTCAGTTAATTCATATGCAAGTGCTGGTACTCCTACATGGGAAAGACCTCCTAACGTAACTGATGTTTTAGTTTATGTAACTGGAGGCGGAGGCGGAGGAGGTGCAAAAACTGCTGGTTCTGCAAGACTCGGTGGTGCAGGAGCAGGAGGAGGTACAGCAATTCTTTTTGTGTCATCAGTAGCTTCATCAGTGACTGTTACAGTTGGGGCAGCAGGAGCAGCAGGAGATGGTAGTGGAGCAGGAGGTGCAGGAGGAACCAGTTCGTTTGGTAGCCATTGTACAGCGACAGGTGGTGGAGGAGGTAATAACGATGGATCTGGCACTGCAGCACACGGAGGCATAGGGGCAGATGGAAATGCTAATTTGACAGGAGGAGGTGGAGGAGGAAATGCGAATGGTAATAGTTTTACCATGAGTGCTCATGGTGGAGGAGATTCTTTTTGGGGTGGTGGTGCAGAAGCAAAAATGGAGTTAGATGGAGAAGATGGGACAACTGGTGGAGGAGGTTCGGCTGGAGGGCACAGTGGTTCGACAACAAGAGACGGTGGTGCTGGAGGAATTGGATTTGTTCTCGTTTTTAATTACGCCTCGACCTGAGATTAGAATATGAAAGCCCTCATACTAGAAAATAAAGTGGTAGATTTAGCAGAAAAGGAATTTGAAGTTTCCAAAAGTTTTTCTTGGGTAGACTGTGATTCAACAGTAAAACATGGCGATTTTTATGAAAACGGTAGATTTGAAAGAAAATTTCCTTATTCTGCAATTGAGTCCTTAAGGATGGAAAGAAATGGTCGTCTTGTGGAATCGGATATAAATATGATGATCTCAAATGAAACTAATACTAAAATCGATGAATGGAAACAATATCGCCAAGCATTAAGAGATTTACCCTCAAAAGCTTCACCGACATTAGATGAAAATGGTGTACTTACAAATGTGACCTGGCCTACGAAGCCTAATTAATAATATGAGTGGTCATCATCCTCCTTCGCCAGAGTCTATAATGGAACTTGATCAAGTAATGACATTAGTGGAAAGGATAGGTCTTCCAGCAGTTATTATTGGGTTCTGTTTCTACTATATAATGAAGACTCAACAGGCTCATAGGGATGAAATAGTGCGTTGGGAGAATAAAGATTCAGAAGGGGACTCAAGATTGATTGATGTAATAAAAGAACAGAATGCACGCAATGAACACTTCGCTAAAGCCATCTCTGATTTAACTATTTCTAATAAGGATGTAACCAAAAGTAATGAACGATTAGCAGATGAGATCAAAGGAATGGCATCTGCTTTGATGATTAGTAAATAAAAATGGCTAAAGAAACAACTACCACTATAGAAAAAGTAACAGATCCTCCAAAACCGTCTAAACCTCCAATGACGGTTAATGAAAAAATTCAAATAGTACGTTTTTGGATTCGTGCAATAATCGCATTATGTAATATCTCTGTGTTAGCAGGAATTATATTTTATCTTCTTACGTTGACAGATTCTGTACCAGAAACTACGGAGAGGATTCTCTTAATAATTGTTGGACCTCTAATTTTGACAGCAAGCGCAGTTAGCAAATATTTCTTTGAATCAGGTAACGACCTTGAAGATCACGCCACAGACGGAAACGAAAAACCTCCACAACCCACAGGGAACGGTAATGCTCAATAATTTTATTAAGTATGTTTATGATTTTCTTTACACCAACAAACTCATTAAAAACCCTAACAAACAAAAGGAAAATATGCTTCCAGCACTTGCTATGGCTCAACAGGTTTTATCTCTGGTTAGCGTGATACAAGATCTTGTCAGTTCTGACGAGAATTCATCCTCTTCAAATCATG